AAAACCAGATTATTATGGATGGAGACAAACAAAAAGTCAATGAACTTACGATGAGGACATTGGGCTCTCATTATGGCGGATATACCTATGTAAAGGTAAAAAATCGTGAAACTTATGTAACGATAGATTGGAAGTTATTGAGGGCTATAGAGAAAGGGGAGGTGGAGATAGACAACGAGAAATACCATCTATCCGGAATAGAGTACGTAGCTAAAAGATATCAGGACATGTTTTGCGCTGGTCGTGATATTTATTATTTCAAGGGTATGGGAGGGCATGGGATGACCGATCTTCTTAGAAACGCTATAGATGATTTACTGGATACCATAAGCAGCAGGGAGACTTATCGTAGCGCAGAGCACAGGGTGTACGCCCAAATGAATAAACTTACGGAAGCTGGAGCCATGGTCAGCTTAGCTATTGAATTACTAACATCTAACATCCGTCATAGTTATGGAGAAATTAATTTTGAACGATATCCAAGACCTGTGGAGGTGGAGGGAGAAGATAAACATTGATGACTTCAAAGAGGACCCTATGGCTGAGGATATGCCACTCTATTTCCCATGCGCTGTTATTTGGCATGTTGATTATGGGGAGCATGACGCTGATAATTATATATGTTATGGATTTGTCTATGTGGCAGAAATATTAGGGATATGAGTGTTAAGAGACAGATATTTATTAATAACAAAGACATCGATGGGAAGATAGCTAATAATGCGACATTTGATTTCGATTTCAATGTTGACAAGAATATTCTTGAAAAAATAAAAGCAAAGAAGGAGAGCAATAAACTAAATACAAAAGATTGGGCGCTGTTCTCGCTTATGGTTTTGTTTATTTTTGCGATGGGAGTTGTAAGTGGATGGTTGGCGTTTAATTGTTTAGGCATTGGAGAAGATTAAGGAACATTTTAAAAATCAATAGATATGAAATTACTATTTTTCGATTTAGAGACAACCGGGGTTAAGTTCTGGAGAAACGGGATACACCAAATAGGAGGGATCGTGGATATCGACGGGCAGGAGGCTGAGAGGTTCGACATCCGCCTAGCCCCGAATCCTGCCGCCACGATAGAGCAGGAGGCGCTGGATGTGGCCGGCGTTACCTTGGAGCAAGTGCAGTCGTATCAGCCCATGGAAGAAGGGTACAGACAGTTAGTTGGTATATTATCCAAGTACGTGAATAAGTTCGACAAGAGGGATAAAATGTATTTGGTGGGATATAACAACGCCGGGTTCGATAACCAGTTTCTACGGGCTTTATTCCAGCAATGTGGGGATAAGTATTTCGGATCATGGTTCTATCCTAACTGTATGGATGTATATGTTATGGTGACACCATTCCTGATGGGTGTAAGAAACGATATGGAGAACTTTAAGTTGATGACCGTGGCTAAGACCATGGGTATTGAGATTGATGAGAATAAACTCCATGACGCTACTTATGATATTGAGCTGACTAGGGATATATTTTATAAGATAATCAACAAAATGGATGTTAAGTTATGAGGGGAATTTTAGAGGCTATGCATGATTACCCGGATGAGGCGCTTGGGTTGTGTTTCTTTCTGATAGTGATTGTCTGGTTATTGTCAGGTGTATTTGAGAAAAAAGATGAATGATAAACTTGATGAGATACTGGATCTTCTAAGATCTCAAAATGAGATGATTAAGGATATTCACGATTATGTGAAAGAAGTTACCAGCGAGAAGTATATAGGAGAATCTAGAATGACAAGCTTTTCTATTAACTTGGCCGCTGATATACTTACCGAAGCCATTAGCCCTAAGATAAAGGGGATGATGGTGGATTTATTAAGGAAACAGGGATGGAAAACCTAATGAGACATGGGAACATATGAGAAGAAGGTAAATCAGTTAAAAGATTTGATGGTAAGGAAATACAAATCGGCTTACAACAAATCCAAGGAAATGGACATAGATATAAGCTCGATGACATATCTTCCGGAGCCAGACGCATTTAACGTCATAAATATTGAAAAAATGCATATTATTCTTGATAAGGTCAATAAGATCATAGATGATAACAAGGATAAGCTTAAGAATCCGACTTGCGCCACTTGTATACATCTACATGATCAGGAGTGGGCGAAAAGATACGGGAAAGTATGTTGCTCTATTTGGCAAGTGTGTGACCATTATGTAAATCCTAACAGTAAATATAACAGGAAGCAAAAAACTTATGTTAGACGACCAAGCAACAAAGCTTGTCCTAATTATGAGTATGGTGATGATAATTTTGAAAACAGAAGAAGATGTATAAAAGAAAAGAATACCCGATAAAGAGCTATGTGCCGATGCGCACCAAAAAGGATAGGACGTGTATCTGCTGTGGCGATACGATCCCAGCCGGCAGCAGCAGGATGATACCTAGACACGCCAAGGCAAATCACGGTCTATGTTTCCCGTGCTTCAGGAAATGGAGAGATACCGGAGGAGATCTTAAGCTTATGGACAACCCCGGAGATGCGAAGAAAGAGCATGTCATACATATGTCTAATATCCTGAAAGGAAATTGTGATATAATAAAAGGCCGAAAGCTTTACGTGGCTTTTAAAAAGGCGATAAACGGCGGAAAGAAGATCGTTATCAAATTTGACACTGATCAACCGATATCTATGTCAACAAGAGTCATGAATCCTTCATTCGGGGAGATTATGGATGAGTACGGCAAGGACATATTTCAAGGTAATCTCAAACTAGTAGATGTCCCAAAAGGAGTTAAAGATTTGATAGTTAATTATATAGAAAAATATCGTAAATCATGAATATAAAAACATTTATATACATGATCCTGACATTCAGGAGAGTAGATCCTATACCTAAGAATATAGGTCTTATGTTAAGTACAACGTTCTGGATATCTATAGTATGGATAATATCCAACTTTACTATATTGATAATGAGATTAATAAAATAGACAAGATGAAACAAGGGGACGTGATATACAAGAATGGCGTGGAGCTGCTTGTGGTATTAAGCTACGATCATAATGAACCATGTAGGGGATGCTTCTTCTACAAGGATAATAAATGTGGATCAGAAAGACTGATAAAATGCTGGGATTGTAAAAAGGAATATATATTCACGGCTATACGTAAATATAATACGACTGAACTGTGCGGAATAGTAAAAAGATATGAGGAGACGTGATATACAAGAATGGTATGGAACTGCTATGACAAAAATTAAAGCAAGTATTATTATCCTATCTCTTATCATGATAGGATGTAAAGATAAAAAAGAAGAAGATGTTGATTGTTATCCTAAAACTGTTTATGTGGATAATAGGGGTAATAAGGCAACCATGTTGAATGATTCTATTTTAGTAGTATGCACATGCCTAGAGTACCCAGAGAAGTATAAAATGGAGGTAATTAATATAAAGAACAAATAGATGGTTATAAATGACAAGCAACTTTACAAAATAACCCTAACAAGGGAGCAACTGATGTTGATCTCACAATGCGTGGAAGACATCAGTAGATTTGCGGTGGGTGACATGAATCTACAACATACGACAAGTACGTTGATAAATGATATGGATAGGACGGAATCGCTGGGGATAAGAAGCTTTATAGTCAATAACTCACGAGCGATAAGAAGAAGGTTGTTCCCAGATCTTGCGGATTTTGAGCATATAGGGTACGATGGAGGCAGTAAGGATAAGATAAACAGGAAGAGACTTATCGGCAACACCTACCAAATATATAGGTCGATATTACATCAGTTGGCCATTGACGAGAACTGGAATAACGTGTATAGTGATATCACGTTGCCTTCAGGTGATATGGGAACGATCAAGGTAGAGAGGGTTGACGACGATAAGGATAACGACATTTAACGATACTAAAATATGAGCTTATTTGTATGCGCTAAATGCGGTTGTGTCGATAATACCGCCACGTCTAGTTACTGGATGTTGACAAACGAGTATATGGTGGACAAATTCGAGTATGCCAAGGAACTACAGCCGTACAAGGGTATGGGGCTGTGCAGCGAATGCGGGAGGCTGGCTACCAGCCCCGACGGCCGTGATGTCGTGGTGCCCGGAAAATGGCACGGGAAGTTCCCGAAGAAGAAAGCTACCGAAGAGCAGTTAAAGAAAGTAGAATATAAAAGTTTGATAAGATGAATACAAAGAGGAATAAGATAAAAAAAGGAGATACCATGATATATGAAGAGAAGAGATTCATGGCTATCTCAGAGATAGAGAAAGAATGTTGTACAGGATGTTGTTTTTATGACAATGGAAATTGCAAGTTAGAAAACCCAAATTGCTTTAACAGTGGTATTATATGGGTGCAAAAAGAGGATTATATGAGCGAGATCAGTGAAAAGGCTATTAAATTGGCTATAGAGGCCATGAGACCTATCCCCGTGTATTCGTCACCATGCTACAGCGTAATTGATAACAGATCGCCTGAGGAAAAGCATGAGGAAGACATGAGGTTTTGCAAGGAGTTTAACGACCTTAAATGCGAAATGCTTATTGACATGGCCAAGAAAATAGAGGAGTATTTATTATAAGGATACTATATTGATGATCGGGGACGCTTCCGGGAAAGAAGGACAGCTCTCCGACTCCGATAAGAAGACGGCGGAGAACTTCGGGTGTGAGTATATGGATGTGGATGATTTTGTGTATAAGCATAAGGGCTGATAACAGTAGAAGGATAGGGTGATAATCTCCTATCCTTCTATTATTTTAACCAAACATCTTGCCTCCGAACCAACAAAGTTTTTGCCATTTTGGGTAAAAACCTTATAATCAATATCATCTACCTCCCTCTATCAAAATACCAATTAGCGTCCTCCCCGGACTCATCCTTATTTCTACCACCTAGAAAGAATCCCATCGTCATGCCGTTGGTCATCAACCAGTAGTCGGACGTCTGCTTAATATCCCTAGCCGTCTTGATATTATACCATTGCTTACCAAATGAGAACTTCATGAGCTGCCCCCATAGCTTGCTCTCGCCCTTATACACGCCGGTCTGGACGGTAGCGAACGGATCCCAGTTTCGAGGATCGGTGAGATCACCTAGCTTCCGGGCCGTGACCAGCGGGTCTTGTAACATATCTATAGCGTTAAGCTCCATGAACGGGGATGTCTGGGAAGCGATCTCATTGATCGTCCTGAATCCTATATAGGTAATGAACTGCCCGAACCAGCTATCCTCATTATCCTCCCTATATCCCATCAACGCCCGTCCTATGGCTATCATGGTAGCGAATACCGCCATATTGATAATCGATCTCTTGATATTAATCTGCTCGTAGGGGGTAAGCTTATCATACTCTTCCTTAAGCACGTCATATGCCTCCCCCATCCTACCCTCGGACATCGAGCCATAGACATTTCCGGCCAATCTCCATAATGTTCTCATATATCCTTCCTCGAACTGGTTGGTCTGGAAATTGAAACCAGCTTTCTTATACGCCCGCTGTACGGCCAATATAAACCATCCACGGTGAGGCAGCACCATGTTAAGGATAGCGTTCCGGCTAGCCCCCACCCGGTTCTGCTCGTTCAAGGCGCCGTCGCAGATCTGCACCATACTTCTGACCCTACTAGATAATGTAGGTATATATCGGTCTATAATATCCTTGTTAGCCTCGTTCTTAGCCACGATCTTTCCATCCTTGACATCTACCATGTTCCACATAGAATAATCCCTTAAACGCTCCCAATCACGTTTAGCCTCGTTAGCGGACATATTCCTATCCTTCATCATCATCTCCTTGAAATTGGAGTATGACCAAAACTGACCCTCGTATAGGCGGGTATCATCCATGACCGATATAATGACCTGCGGATCCAACGGGGAGTTAAGAACCTCCATCATCTTAAACGGCAGGTCCCGGAATAAGGTTCTCCAGATCTTGTTATACGCCGCCGATCGTACACGGTTGCGGACATTGAATACGCCTAGAGCCTCTCCAACGACATATAACTTATTGGTACGATTTATGTCCCCGATCTCAGACACGTACGTACTTAACTGTTTCTGAGCTTCTCCATAAGCGTATTTCATGGAATCCTTGCTTATATACTGCCCCACCATACCCTCCAAAAGGAAGTTGGCCTGCCCGGTAAGGGCGCCGGTAGCCGCGACAAACGGGGAGAAGCCTAAGTTGGATTTGGATACGAATTTGGTAAACATAAGAGCCAGCTTATTAAGATCGACCTTATAATTGCCTATATTCCATTCAGCCCGCTTATTGTTTATCCTGACGTCATAGATACTGGCGTTAACCCAATCTTGAAACATCCTATAGGCATGCGTTGCCTCTGGATTCTTACCGCCGTCGTATTGCGTCTCCAGCATCATGTTCCTGTATCCCATGACATCATCCAAAGCAGCTCTCTTATACTTGTAAGAGGTCGCTTGTAAGGATAACATGGAATAGGAGTAGGCGAAGTCATGGGACACGTCATCGGCGTTCTCCAATTTATTAAGATAGTATTTGGGGATCATACGATATTTGTTATCGTTCTCATCAATCCCTCCTAGGTCTTGCCCCTGACCATATATAGGGTCATCCACCCTCTCGCCAACAATATCACGCACGGCGTTGCCGATGGCCGCCTTCGGGTCAACCCCGGCCTGCACCATCCTCTCCACTCCTCCCTTGGATATTTGTGGTATCTGGTAGATGTTCCTGAACCGCTCGTCATAATCCTCCATAGCCTTACGGCTTATGTTAAGCAGCTCCTTCCTCATCTCCCACTTATCCTTATTGATCGTAGCTTCCTCCCCCTCGTTGGTAATACCGTATTTCTTGAAAAAAGCCTCGTTCTTGTACTTATCGAACCTAGGCGTATGATACCCATAACCCAGATCGGGATTATAATTAGGATTACGGAAAGAACTCTCGGCATCGGCCTCATCAAGCCACTGGGTGTTGATCGTCAGGTCGATCATATTAATATCGAACCCGAAACGGGATACGCTCTCTTCCTTTGATATACCATTTCCCATGGCATCAAAGAACTCGGATACCTTATACGTGCCGTTATTTATCTTCCTGACAAAATCAGAATACCCTTTGGGAGAGTATTTTCTCATATAAGGATATAGCCGGGTTCTGGCATACTCGATAAGTATATTATTAGCCTTACCAATAGCTATATCATTAGCTAGCTTATCACTGAAATCAGGACCGTATTTCTTTCTAAAGAACGCCACCTCCACGGTTGTCCATGACGGGTTCTTCCGGGATAGCTTGGAGGCCATCCGCTCCACTTGGCTGCGGGAGCGGGCGGACATATGCTCCTTGGCGAATTTAATTTCATCCATGCCATTGTCGTACGCCATGGCGTCCCTTAGAGCGTTACGGTAGGAATCCGTGACTCCACTCTCCACCGTATCAGGCATATCCATCTCAATAGCCTCAGCGGAAGCGGCGGCGTTAATAACGCTCTTAGCCTCAGCCAGACGATCATATAACTCGTTTATCTTTCTTAATGAGGCGGATCCACGTAACCTGTCGAAATCATATTCCCCGTATCTCGTGCTATCCCGGTACTGGATAAGCAAAGGCCTTAGCTGGTCATTGATCTCGTTTATTGTCGCCATCGCCTCCTCTACCTTCTCTATTCTTGATGATGATACAGATTGCTCCGTGATCTTATCAACAAGATCCTCGTAATAATCACCCTCCTCGGGCCCCCACATATCCTTGGAGAAACCAAGATGACCACCGGCCAGCAGGAACTCGAACGCCGCCTTGCCGCCCTCGGATCGCTCTATCCCACGAAGTATCTCCTTGAACTCGGCGGAAGCCTTACGACCCTCGTTGGTATTCCCGAACTCCTCGGCCCATGCCTCGTCCCATGCCTTGATCTCCTCGGACATCATCAACGCCTCGGACCCCGTTTCCTTTGGTGTCCCGTCGGAATACCACTCGCTCTTGGCTATAGCCCTGTCACGTAAAATATCCAGATAAGATCTCCAAGCTATAGGATCGGATTGAAACGCCTTCCAATCGACCTTCCCGTTCCTCACGAACTTATCCATAGCCACATACCTGCTCCTGCGGATACGGGTCATAAAATCGGACGTGGCTTGCGATACCATACGACCCAGTCTTTCCTCGACCTTCTTATTGACTTTCTCGATCTTATCGTAATAAGCCTGCACCATAGGTTTCTCTCGGTTCTCGTCCAACCATCTATTTATCGCATCGAGATATCGTTGCTGATCTTCGAACGTCATGTCCGAGATATCAAAATTCTGGATACTTGGCTTGAATATATGATTGACCTCCTTTGTAATAGGTTTATCACCATCATATCCTACGATATCATCACGAGTCTTGACCTTAAGCCCCTTATCAGATAAAAGCATGTCGATAAGTTGCTTCTCGGTCTTACCCGTAACCTTTTTAAGATCATATATATCAATAATAGCTTTCGCCTGCTCTGTCCGATGCAGTAAATCGTATTTGGCGAAATCACGGGACGAATCAAGGTAATCAGAGTTCTTACCGTTTATCTTCTGTATAAGATCCTCATTATCCTTTATCCCCCATCCACGCTCTTTCATCATCTTCGTCATCTTATTGATATTAGCCACGCCCTCAACATGAGCGTCGTTATAAGCCTTGGCAAGACGTTGCCCTAACATGCCTAAGATAGCGTTCCCGCTATGTTCTAACGTCCCGAAAAACCGGGACATGACATTGATATCCTTATGGATGTTATTTATCAACTTCTTTATCCCATTCCAATATCTTTCCGGGATATTAAACATCCGGAGCTGTCCATCCAGCCAATCCTCGTTACGATCGCTACGAAGGGCGTTTATATCAGACATAGATGTCTCAGCCATCCGCAATATATCATCCATATCCTCTACCATGCCAACCTTGTTGTTGCCATAATAATCCGCCGCCTGATTATTGACGAATCCACGAAGATTCCTGATTAACGGTACTATCTCCCCATATACGTTATCGATAACCTGTATCGTCTCATAATCCAATCCCTTGTCGCTCTTACGCAAGCTACTGGCGACCGTAACCAAATACTCCACCTCAGCCTTGGCGGTCGCTATGACACTCTTGGTGGATAACAGGTTGTTGTTTTTATTAAGCTCACCCCCGACTTGTCTCACCTTCTCGCCTATATCACGAAGAAGGGAGATACTCTCACCGATCCTCTGGCTTTGGCTTGATCTCATCCTCTGCAATCTGGTGTATAGCCTTTCCAATGACCTACCGTTCTTGATCAACTTATTAGCCACGTCAACGTCCGATAACGAGTACATGAGATGATCGCTATCCTTTAGCAGAAGCACGTCAAAGGCGCTTGGATCATCAGCTAACGCCGACTCCTTTATCCTGTCAAGTACCTTATTTAAATCCGATCTTTGGCTGGAGAAGAAATTACGTATAGCTCGTACCATCCTGCCAAACAAGGAGAGCTGGGCGTCCTCGGACGAGGTCAGATCCTCTACCGCCTGTTCCATGCCCGGCACGAACCGCTGGGCCAACGTCTTACCTAGGATCTCCCGCTTCACCATCCGATCCAGCTCCTCTCCTTGGTATTCCTTCCCATACACCTCATAGTAACGACCAGCGAACTGATTCCATAACGACGTGCCGACAATAGAATCCAGCACCTCGTCAATCTCCTGTTGGTTACGATAAGTATCGACCAAGAAATGAGCCACCTCCTCATTGAGATCCTCTACCGTAGCCCCCTCAGCCAAGGCGATAACCCCATTGGCCATGTCAGATAAGGCCCTAGCCGAAGGATCCACGCCATTACGCATCTTATACTTATCCATATACTCAGACATACCCATCACACGGATACCTAACGTGGATAAGATATTGGTGATATCAGTCCTATTCTGGAGATCCTCCGCCTTCTCGTTCTCGATAACCCCACGGACATTGCTCCCGTACAAAGCGTTATCCTCCATCATCAACGACAAGGCTAGCTCCATGAATCCATCATACTTGTTATTAAGCTCCTCAAACTTACCTTGCCTTAACATACCCTTGATCTCCGATCTGCTTACCGTAACCTTCTCCCCGGACGTAGTGATAAGATCAAGATCATTACTTACCTCCGTATCAAAACCTATAGAACCCAATACGTTCATTTCGGAGGACTGACTTCCAAATCTATTTCTAAGACTAGAGAAGGCATCCATAGCGTTATAGATCTTAAGACCATCAGAATTGCCGGCTCCAGTAAGATAATATCTATCCCCTAGCCTTATACGTTCCCCACTCAACATACCTTTCTTGATAAGGTAATTAACAAACCCTCCACGGGTGCTTATATTAGAGTCTGAGCTAATACCAAGGATCGGGATGAATGACTCGCTGTTATTAAGGGTTATTGAGGAAGAGCCAAAGGAGATGTCAGTCGTGCCAGACGGGATGTCGCTCTCCTCGACACTGCCGGCCAAGAACCCGGCCTCGACCCGCCCACCGGACGATCCTTTTATGGCGTTGGCGTAAGATTCGTGTATCTTGCCGTCATCCGATCTAAAGAACAACCTAGGCTCCCCGCTATCATAAGCAAGGAGATTGTTTATCTGGTTCATGGGCTTACTAAGCTCCTTATCCACCTCCGATAACCTATCTCTTGACCTAGTGAGAAGTGTACGCATATCCGTATCATTCATCTTAATATCGAGACCCATGGAGCGAAGGGCGTCACGGATAAACGACACTATCTTATCCCATAAGCTGGAGTCCGGATTGGATTCGGCAAGGGTAGCCATAAATTCCTCGGCGGCTATGACCTGATCGCCATATCGGTCTAAATAAGACCGCTGGTCAGTCTCTTCCATCGAATCGAATATCTTCCTCATCGTATCATCAAAACGATCACCAAGAAGACCTCTAAGCCCTTTATGGGCAACTACCTCATGCAAGATAGTTCTCTCCAAATCTTCATCGCTCTCTATATTGTCAGCGACGATAGTGACAGTATCGGTCTCCGTATCATACCATCCCTTGCTCTTGGACATCATATTGACGTAATCCGGATCGCTTACCCCATTTTTTATATCGTCAATCGATACGATATTCACCGTGGTACCTATTTTAGCGACATCAGCTACCTTCGCCAACATACCTGCCTTTCCTTCGCTTACGTTCCTGAATCTTAAATCCCCTAATTTCTTCCTTGTCACGACGACGGCTGTCATGCCGGATGCCATTCCGCTATTGTTAGGATTCGCCGTCTCCACCTCGAACATATCCCCAAGCTCACGCTCGACATATTCTTTAAGCGACGACCTCGTGAACCCTTTTTGATAGGCCCTGATATTCCCCTTTGAATCAGTGACAAGTATCTCCGACGGATCGTCAAGCTCTATTTTCTGCTTTTGTGCGGACACGCCCTTAGCGTCACGGACATTTATGAACAACTTGCCTCCGACCTTCAATTTGTCAGCCATTGATTTAAGTACGTCGGATCTCCAATCATCAGGGATCACGTTCAAGACAGCGTTGCTGATTATGTAATCATATTTCTTGTCTATATCCTCGTACCTTGAATACGTGGGAGGAATCCTTTTTGACGACGGATATGGCTCAACGTCATCGACATCCATCCCCA